GTCCCCTTTCGGGGACCCGCCTCTAACGGTGGATGATCGACCCACCGTTCCATAGTTTTGCCAAGGAGGCAAATGACCTACGGAAGCAAGACTATTGGATCTTTTGCTAACCCAGCACCTGGAAAACCAAGACGCTATCAAACGCGTTCTTGGGGGGGTAGTGACTCTATTGTCACTCGAACCGTTTCCAAGTATGTAGAAGTGCTGCGCTATAGGAAAGAAGTGAGATATATCCACTACCTCTCCTGGCAGAAGAAAGGTAATGGCAAGTGGGACTGGGTAAAGAGGGAGCGTAAATCGCACACCCTCGTCCCTTATACCAAACTCGTGAGAGTTTGGTCCATTGTGACATTACAGAGCAGTGAGCAATCCGTCAAACCTCAGACGGGACTCACTTCGATCGTGGGGCTCATACCCAGTGCTGTGAAGCAACGGGAAGAGGTCGCAGGCCTTAATAGCGAAGCACCATTCGAATCGGTGCGTAACTTTGGCCCAGGTGTGTGGACCGAGAGGAAGCCCAAGCGGGCTCGCCTCACAGAGAACCCGTACACCCTCACAGCCTCCAAGTGGTTTGACTACCACGTGACGGGGCTGTCTGCGAATACGAAGACCCTAGTGCCTTTAGAATGTTGGGCCCCTAAAGCCACCTTCGGTGGTGGATATATGGCCACATTCGGAGCGTCCTCTTGGGCGCCGCTGGCACTCCTCGAAGCTAGCGATCACTATAAATTGATCAATAAGATCGCTGAGGCAGTCAAGGGAAGCGACTTTAACCTCGCTGTATCCTTGGCCGAGCTTAACGAGTCGGTCCTTATGATTGGTAATGCAGCCACCCGCATCGCGCGGTATATGCATTACATGAAGAAAGGACTTTTCGGACACGCGTTCGAAGCCTTGGTTGGAGATCCCCCTAAGGGACCAGCCAGACGACTCCGGGGACAGACGGTGACCAGCGAGGTCATCGCTAAGCGCCATCTCGAAAACGTTTATGGGTGGAAACCACTCCTGAACGACGCAAAGACCGGCGCTGAGTCTCTTGCGGAAGCTCTAAACGTCCCACAACAAAAGACGTACAGAGCCGCGGTTTCAAAAAGACTCGTCACTGAGGACGTGAAACCGCGTGGTGCGTCGTGTGGTTTTCCCATGGTAAACTACCATGGGGTGGCTACGCGTCAACACAGACGAGGCGTTATTGTTAGGTTTCGTGAGAAGCCTTCATTGCCTAAACTTCTGGGTCTGCTCGACCCTGAAGTCGTCCTGTGGGAGAAGGTATCCTTCTCCTTTGTCGCCGATTGGTTCATACCAATTGGCGACTGGTTGCAAGCCCGGGGGTTCGCCCAAGGACTTGACGCTACCATTATCCAGTCAGAGAAGAAGACTGGCGTTCAACACCAGCCTACCGCGGAGCCTGCGTGGGTATACCCCACCCAGATTGCGGATACATTTCCGCCTGCTGACTGTAGGAAGGTTGAGTTTGAACGGAAGATTCTCACGTCTTTTGACGTGCCTTCCCCCACGGTTGTGCCCTTAAACAAGGCGCTCTCGTGGATCCATGCGACCAATGCGGTCGCCTTATTAGTCGCACGCCATTCCGGGAGGGGCGGCGACTGATCCATCATCTCCCTGTGAAAGGAGACCCTCATGGGTCAACAATCCAACATCTCCGTCTACGACGGAGCTTCGACGCCCGTTCTCCACGTCCTCGTGGGGGAAGGGATCGAACGGCTTCCTGATGGCTCGCTCAAGGCCACTTGGAAGGAATCGCTGGCCGGTGTTCCGGACTATGCGCAGATCCGCTATTCGCAGACCAAGAAGAAGCTTCCCTCGGGCGTTTGGCGTATTGCCGGCCGAGTGGAAGTCCCGGTGATGGAGGCTGTGAGCGGTGCCAACCTTTCGGGGTATACGGCGCCGCCTAAGGTCGCTTTCATCGATTCGTACGAGTCTGTCGAGTACGCATCGGAGCGAAGTGTGATTGCTGGCCGTCGCCTTGCGCGGCAAATCAGCATCAACCTTCAAGGGAACGTCTCGACGTCGGTCGCACCTGCGGTCGTCGGTCCATGGCCTGAACTCAGCGATCAGCTGATCCAGGTCACCTGACGAGTCCTACTCCGACTTTTGGCCTCCAAAACCAAAAGCCGCGTCTCCAATCCTTTCAACCTTTATAGGGAAATTATATGCGTAAAATCGCGCATTGGACAGAGACGTTCAATCCTGCGGAGTCCGAAGACATCCTCCGGGATTTTGCTCTCGCTCACGCCGAGGCCGCAGGGCCTCGATTCAAGGATATCCAAGCAGCCATCCGAGCCTGCCGGTTCCGAGAACTTTGTGAGTTTAGCTTTGATTACTGCATGGAGGGCATCAGCCCTATTGAGTATTACCATGCGCGTCAGGCTGTGGCCTTCTTTTCCAAATTGGAGCACCTCGATATTGGTGTCGATAAGGAGGCTGCAGCCTACGAGTCATTCAAAGCTGCCGAAGACTTGTGCCGAAGCACAAACAACATCTTCAGGATGCGTTCTCGAGGAGAGTTCTCATTTCTCCCTCGCGTGGAGTCTTGGCTTTACAAGGCGTCGCGGAAAGTAGTACGTGTTTTGGGTGAAGTCCCGTCGTGGGACTCGCTTCAGTACCGTTTTGGTAAGGGCGCCACTACGCTTACAAGAAAGCGTGACGCATCCATCCGCCGAAAAGTGGGTGCAGGTGCGTCTTGTAGCGAAGAGTTGATCCCTGCTGCTCAGGCAGTGCTGGGAACTCTACCGCTCCTCTGCGAAGCGTGGGCTACCTCTTTCTTGAGGGAGTCCTACGAGTTCAACTCGGGAGAGTTGACTACAGAGGAATGGTACTCCGTACCCCTTGTGATTCACGAGGGGAAGCTGGAGTTCGTCCCGAAGAACGCAAGGACGCATCGCGCAACGGTCACCGAGCCCGTCCTCAATGGGCTCGTGCAACTTGCACATGGTGATTATATGGCGCAGCGTTTGGCAGCGTTCGGTATGAGCATTCGTGACCAGACGAGGAATCAACGCCTCGCACGGATTGGCTCACTTACGGGGGAGTTAGCTACCCTCGACCTCTCGTCAGCTTCTGACACTTTGAGCACCGAGCTGGTGTTCGATCTTCTCCCTCTGGAATGGGCATCAAGGCTGAATATGTGCCGTACCCGAAAGGTGCGCTACAAGAACGCTACGATCGTCCAGGAGAAGTTCTCTAGCATGGGGTGCGGGTTCACCTTTCCCCTTGAGACCCTCATTTTCTGGTCTCTCGCTAGTGCCGTTTGCGAAGAAGGTGAGGAGGTGTCCGTCTATGGAGACGACATCATACTCCCCTCACATAGGTTTGAAGACCTGTGTGAGCTGCTTGCGGCCGTTGGGTTCATACCCAATGTGAAGAAGTCATTCCATACGGGCCCGTTCAGGGAGTCGTGTGGGGCTGATTATTATTCGGGAATCGATATTCGTCCCTACCACCAAAAAGATCTGGTGTCGGGACAAACCCTGTTCGTTCTCCACAACTTTTATAGGCGTCGCAATCTTGACAGCTTCGCCGAGATGGTGTTGGAGAAGATACACCCGGACCTGCGGATCGCAGGCCCGGACGGTTACGGCGACGGGCACCTTGTGGGTATCCCGTTCGAGCCTGTGCGAAAGCGTAGGCACATGCTGAACCAGTATCAGGGTTACCTTTTTAGCACCTTTACGGTGACTGGTCGGAAGGACATCCGTCCGCTCGACACAGACTTCGTATTGCCTGCATACTCAATCTACACTCGGGAGAGTGGAGAGCAGGGCTGCGATTCAAAGCGCAGCGCGCATGGGTTCTCCTTTTCCGATGACAGTAACATGTCTATCGGGAAGGCACTGTTTCGCGCAGTGAATGAACGGGGTCATGGGGTCTGCACTTTTAACAGTGCGATTCCCGAAGAGCAAGTTGACAAGGTCTTTGTCAAAGCTCTCGACCTCCCTACTCCTGAAAAGAGTAGGCCTTACAAAAGGATTTCGATCTACACCCTGGGCTAAACGCCCAGTTTAGACGGCTGTGCCGTCGGCGAAAGCCTGGAGTCCCAAATTGGGAACAAAAGAGTGG